AAAACGGTTCTATAGATAAATATGGAATACGCAAAGATGGTAGATGGTATGCTTGTGGACAACGCTATGGAGCAACAAGATTAACAGAGGGCTGGGCTGCGTTTTACGATTATAATTATTAAAAACGCACGTTTATGACTAAGCGAAAAGACCACCCTTCTGCTATAAAACTTGAAAGACTTAAGGAGCTAAGAATACAAAAGCTCCTTAAGAAACTTCTTGATGAAGATTTAAAAGGTGTAGAGCATAGACTTCACATTACTAAAGATTTTCGTGCTGAAATTATATGTGATGGTAAATGGGTAAGCGAATATATAAGAACAACAATTATTAAACATAACTGGCAAGTATCAAGACAACAGAATTGGCAGATCAAGAATTTCGATCCAGAATTGATTTTAGAGGTTGAAACAGAGGAAACTTAGCCTTTATTAATGTAGTGACTCTAGCTTGTAGAGTTTTTATTCTGCGTTCAAGTTCAGTAATTTTAGTTAAAGAGTGCAATATAACATGAGATTGACAAGCATTTTGCTTCATCAACAAAGCAGATAAAGCTCTTAATTCGTTTAAATCTTCAAGAGCTAAAATCCTTCTTATTTCTTGTTCAACTTCAAACTCTTGTTCTATTGATAAAGGCTCAGTAACAACTTTGACTATGTTTTTCATTAGTTTAATTTTGGAAAAAGTTTTTGCTCTAATAAATCTACGGCTTTATCGTCAAGAGTATTTGTTGTCTGTTTGCAAATGACTCTTAATAAATCAATAACAAGTCTTTTACAAGCTGTTGTAGTCAAGAACCTCAAAAGTATAGGTTTTAGTATTTTTATCATAGTTTTAAATACTTTCTATAATCCTAGCAATAATCAATTTATACGACTATTACCTTCTAATCTTGCAACAGCTTTTTCTATTTGATTAATACGGTTAAAAATTTCTCTTATATCTCTTTCTCTTCTGTTGCTCATATTTGATAGCACCATTAAAAAAGCTGATGCTGCTGCGCCTATCATAGCTGCTTGTATTTCTGGCATTTTTTTAAAATAATGACTATAAATAGGAGAATCGCTTGTAGTCATTATGTCAGAAACAGAAAAAAAGAAAAACCCTCTGCAAAAATTAAAAGAAGGTCTTGATGATAAAGAGGAGCAACTAGCAGTTATAAGTCTTTTTGTAAGACTTGGAGTTGTTGTTTGGAGTGGTTTTATTGTGAGTCTAAATTACATTGAAATTCCGGGATACAGTAACGAACCTAAAGACATCACGTTCCCAGCAAGCTTACTGACGGCTGCGATTAGTACATTTGGAATTGAGGCATCTAAAAAAGGTAGTAAAAAAGACGACAAAGTTGCACAAAGTGACGGTATGGTTCAAACTATAAGGGTAATAACACCTATCAAAATTGAAGGTGCTGAAGTAATCGACCCTAAAACTAAAAAATGAAAAAATTTCTTTCTTTGATACTACTAGCACTTCCAACAGCTAGTTTTGCAGACATTTCTCATTCTATTCAATCAGTGGCAAGCGTCACAACTGTTCCAGCAAGTGCTACTAGCGAGCGTATTGGTGCTTCGATAAGTGTCGCAGGTACAAACGTGACACCAAAAGCGAATACAGTCGCTGGACAAATAGGATCTCTTGATTTAGCTGATGCTGGTATTACTAACGGTGTTCCTACTGTTGATTACGATACTTCTTTTAATGTAGTAAATACTGGTGATGCTTTTTCGGCAAGCGAAACTTATATCCAAGCGGATGCTGTACCGAGCTTATTATCAGCGACAGTCACAAATGGGGCCGTTCCATCACTGCCCCTCCTTGGCAAAAATACAGTAGTCTCCGGCGGTGATCCCGGAAGTGTTGCTATTACAATGGATAGCGGACAGGCATTGACAGTAAACCTAGCTGATATGGGTGCTGGTACGACTGCGACACTCCAATCAACGATAACTCTCGGCCTTGACTGATGAAATGGGTGTTATTTTTATTTGTTGTCTTTTTTAGTTCATATGCCAAAGCTAATACTCCACAATTTTCTGCGAATCAATTGCAATCAAATTCAAAAAGTATTAGCAAGATAGATGAAGTTATTATTACTGAAAACTATAAGAGTGGTTATGCGTACTCAGTTACAGGCAATAATATCAAAATCAAAGAAGGCACAATTATATCTCCCAACGCAACCTATACGACAAGCCAAAATACAGGTAATGCAGGGGTAGTCAATTTTCAATGGATAACACCAGAACTAACAACAAAACCCGAATGGGTAATAGTCAACGAAGGAGAAGCCTTCAGTCTGACCGAGAACTTTATGGCTCCGGGATTAGACGCTATCAGCATCATAAACAGAACACAAACAATAGAAACTACGCAAAATTCTATAACCTTATTTCAATAGGTCTATTTTTTGCTAGTCCTGTACTGGCCCAAACAACTATAAGCAATCCACAAAGTTCAACTCAATCGACAGTTGTAAATCAAGGATTTCAAAGTATAAGCGGATCTTTTCCAACACATAGATATAGTAACGGTATTCAATGTCAAACTCCAACAGTAAGTTTTAATCCGTTTATAACAAAAGGAGAATATTACAATACTCCAAGAAGCACTGTTGCAAGGACAAATATATACAACCAATCAAAGGACACTGAAACTGGACAACTTACAAATCCCGGACAAATATTATATGTTGAAGAACAAGAAAGATTAGATCAAATAAACCATAATTTTTCTTATGGTGCGACATTAAGTTTTCAAGTACCACTAGGAAAACGATTCAATGATGAGTGTCTAAAAGCAGCCCAAACATATAGAAAGTATCAAGAGTTCCTATTAGATGCCAAGCGTTTAGAGGTTAATCTCAATCGTGCCAAGCTCTGTGCGAGTATGCTAAAGGAGGGAATTAAATTTGTAGGTGAAGATGCTGTTTCTTGTCGCAATATTGTTTTAACTACGATTCCAAATCAAGTTTTACCTCATACACACGAAATTCCAAAAAAATGACCCCTGTAGATCGCTTCAGAGGTGCTTGTAAAAATGTTTGCTTATGTTTGTACCTTGCAAAAATGAGTATCGGGCAACTAGAAATACTCTTTAGCGTTAACCCGAAAGGTAAATAACAAACAACAGTCTCACGAATTGTTTGTTAAGTAGCAAAAGGTCGTATTTTAAACTTAAACCGCCTTACCTATTGAGTGTTTGCTGTGGGTATTAAGAAAGTGCCTAGAACCTTTCAAGGGGATAAGTCCTTTTACTAATATTTATTGTAACTTATTTTTTTCTTTTGGCTAAATAAGGTGTTAAGTCTAATAAATAGAAGTGTGTGCAATTGAACCGCACCTGTCTCAACGTCAGACGGTTTGCCTACTTATTAGACCTAACTAGATAACCGAGATGGCCGCCCATTTCTGACACTTACAGAAACCAACTTAATTAAGAAGCCATACGTCACTTTGCTGTAAAAGTAACCTCCACTTAGTTCTGCTGCGAAACAGAAAGTTATCCCAGCTATAAGCAATGAACAATCCCACATTTCAGAGGTTAGACACGATAACTTGTTCATGGGAAATATTGCTTACAAGGTCTGCTATAGACCTCATGTTTATTTTACTTTCTTACCTTTTTTTTGCAATTTTGTTAAAACTTTTTTTACAAGAGGTTTTATAAGATTAAGTACAAACGGAGCAGAACAACCAACCAGAGCCAGACTAAAGACACCAGTAAATTGACTGAGAGTAGGAATGTAAGTTTCAACAAATGAAACCTCCTCCCAAATAATAAGACATTCCGTTTTATCGTCATTATATTCAAATGCTTTTACCTTTTCCAATTTTTTTTCATTAGCCCAACTACCCACCCGCAAAGTACTGTTTGGATCAGGACAAGGAATAAAAAACTCTTTATCTTTTTTTTTTAAGGGAACTTGAGGTTGTTCAGTTTTTATTACTGGGTTTTGTTCTGCCCTGTTTGTTAATGTTGATTGAGTTGAATTAAAATACATAGGAGTATATTCCAATGGCTCATAACTAGGTACATTTAATCCGCAATGTATTACTGTTCCATTTTTATCAATGTCTATTTCAGTAACTAAATTATTTCTATGAATTTTTATACAAGCGGGATAATCTATAACAAGTTTTGGAACGATTTTTATTTCTGGTTCAAATATTTGATATTTAGGGATAGGAGGAATATTTATTTCATCAATATTAATTTCTGGAATAGACATTAATTAGGGAAATTAAAATTATTCTCTTTTGTTTTTGGGCTGGGTATGCTTATTCCTGTCGTTGATGGCAAACCTTGTTCCAAAACATTTGGCATAAGCCCCGAAACATTACTCATTACAGTATTCAATAATTTTTGTTTAAAATTTTCGCTTGTAACGTATTTATAACCAACGTAGCTTCCAGCTATCACAGAAGTTACCATTATGAAAGAAATGATACTTAAAGCATTTGCTATTTTTTGAAACATAATGAAATTCGTATTAATTAAAGCACTTGGATTTACCAGCATGCTCGTGTTACTTCTTATTGTAGCTATCAGCCCTTTATACGTCACTATGAGCTTAATGACAAGACAAATGACCACTGAGTCTAAGTAATTGGTTTATGTCTGTGATAATTTGTTTTACAGGCATTACAGCAATATTTTTTTCTTTGTTCCATTGTTATAAATGGCTTACCACAATATTTGCACTCTTTTTTTATTCCGTTTAAGTGTTCCATTCTGAACTTCCAGTCTTTATTGATAAAGCACTAACCTCTTGCCATGTTGTGCTACCTGTTTTTATATAAATATTGCTTGCCTGTGACCAAGTGCTTGCTCCTGTTTTTATATATATAACATTAGTTGGATCTGATGGTGCAGCCCCAGCAGAAGCACATACAACTGGTAATGACCACTCGACAATATCTAATGACGAGCTATTAACTGCTGCTTTTGCATCAACAAAGACTGACGGAAGTGACCATTCAATATAATCAAGAGACTCAATATTGGATTTACTCGGCAGTGCCATTCTTTACCTCTTCTGGTAATAAAGCATCTTCTATTGCTTTATTTATTTTTTCCGCATCATTAATAATTTTTTTTTCTTCTTCCACTTCCTGATCTATTATTGCATCTATTGTTGCCTGACTTGTGTTTTTTGGTGTTTTTAAAAGTCTGTCAACAGCATCAACTTCAACTCTTACATATTCCATGTTGTTTAATGTTGAAATTTTTTCTTTAATTTGATAAACCATAATTAAGCTTGTGTGACACTGAAAGTATCATAGTAAACAATATTGCTGGAAGATGCTGCGGTTTTATAACCACCTAAAGCAACCTCTATAACTCCAGCAGCCGTTGGAGTGCAATTTGCTGAAATTTGTACCCATTGATCAACTGTTGAAGTGTTGTTTAAAACAGAGACATCACTTACGCCAATTAAACCATTAGCATAGATATGTATTCCTCCGTAAACATTAGTATCCCCCCGTCTTATATAAACACTAACAGTTACTTGACTTCCACCATTTACAGCAATTTTACCAATAGTAAATTTATTGGCACCAGTTGTTACCATGTTGAACTCTTGTTTCCATGCTGTTCCACTACCCGCTTGAGTAATTGATGTTTCTTTTAATACACTATGATTCTGAAATAAAGTTCTTACATCACCGCTAACTCCATCATAATCAGAAATTTCAGCTTGCCCCATACTTCCAGTGCCATACATTGTTCCAGTATGCG